GCCATGAATCCATAGCTGCGATTTTGCCGATATCCGTTTCCGTAAAGAGCAGATTGCCATGCTGATCGTGAACGGTACGTTGAATCAAAAGAGCCCGGGCCATCTCAGTACGGACCTCGCGGCTGCCGGCCATCACTTTATAAGCATCGCTTTCATATTCGTCCTTCTCGCCGCAGGTCAGAGAATAGATATAGATATCGCCCTGCCCCTCTATCGTGTGTTTGACCTTCTTTTTGGGCACCTTGAATAGCGCCTCTTTTTTTGCCCATGTTTCCATAGAATCTCCTTTCGTTGTTTCTTAGCGTAGAGCGTTTAGTTTTCTGTCCGCTATCCGCTCCACGCTCCACGCTGTCTTTATTAGCTCGAAGAGCTTGAGCTACTCGATGAGCTTGAGCTGCTCGATGAGCTCGGCCAGTACGGCATGCCGCTAACGCGGATCTCGATCGGGGTCTTGGCGGCATCGCGAAGCGGGACGCTCAAAGACGCCGATCTGATGTGGCCGGTCACGACTAAGGCGTTGCCATCGGAGAGCGTCAGGGTCCATGTCTCATTGGCGGCCGCAAAGGCCTCGAGTATCGTGTTGAAGGTCGCCGCGACGTACAGCAGATCGCCGCTGATTATGCCGCCATCCTTAAAGCCGCCCTCGTATTCGTTCCAGCTATTGGGCGAATCGGCGTTGGTGACATCTATCTCATCCGCCGTCAGCCCCGAGTAGTCTATATTGCTCAGCTTGCCCAGCGCCCCGGTGACCGATCCGACTAATGTTGCTCCGCGTAGATCCATGATTAAACTCCTTTTGCTTTTTCTTGACGGGATTACATGATCATCCTGTTATCCTGTCCCATTTGTCTTGTCCCTTTATCCCTGCGCGTAGGGATCGTCGCCCTGCACCTCGTACAGCACGTCGATATTGACCGCGATGCCCGCGACCTGCGGGTCGGCGATGAATTTCTCGGCGCTTTTTAGCATTACCCGGCCGTAGCCGTTCAATTTCCAGTTGCTGCCGGTCATGAGCTTCTTTTCGATATCGCTGCGGACCTGATTCAGTCTCGTATCGATGGCCGTTGTCGCTGTGTCCGAGTCGAGGACCAGTGCCTGCAATGTAAAGGGCTGCCGCCATACGATCGAATCGGTGGATTCTTCGGCGAGCGCGATATCCTCCTGCTCGATTATCACGGTGCCATTCTCGTTGATGTCGCCCTCCAGGTGGATGCGCTTGGGCCGAACGGCGGTCAGGTCCTGATTGAAGCCGGCGGCTATCGTGATCGCATCGATGAGCGCCACAAGTTCAAGGGCGATGTGCTCGACTATCGGAGTGCTCATGAAGCCGCCCTCCGGCGAAGGATCAGATTGACCTGGTCGTGGATGTTCTTTTCGAGCCGCTGCATGGACTCGCGGTGGATCCGGCCGGTCTCGGCCGGGGCGCCCGCAAAGACCTGGCCCAGTGACGGGCCCCGCAATTCGACTATCGGAAGGCGCTGCGAAAACTTACGTTTGAAAACGCCCGTATGGCCGCTGGCCATTGTCGTAATAAAGGCGTGGCGGATAAGGACCCGCTTTTGGCCCTTTTTATAGGTGACTCCCTTTTTCGTCTGTTTGGCGGCCAGCGCGATCACGCCGATCCGCCGCCGGCTAACGCCAATCGCCGATCGCCAATTGCGATAGCTGGCCCGCTGGAGCGTCAGCCGCTGCCGAATATCCTTTACCTTCAGGCCGGTGGCTTTCGAGAGAAACCGCCCTGCTTTCGTTCGGGCCTCGGTGGCCGTGCGGTTCAGGCCGCGGCTCATGACCTTCGGCATCGCACGCGGAATGCCCTTGAGCGTGCGCTCCAGTTGTTTTAACTTCTTGTCATCGTAGCGGATTTCAAACATGATCTTTATCCCGCTCAGTCGCCGCGGGGGCTTTTGCCTTTTTACTTTCTACTTTTGCCTTTTGCCTTGTTTTAGCTCGCAGCTAAAACCATCATTCCCGCATCCTGATTGACGATCTCCGTCAGCCGCATAACGCCCGGGCGATTATCGACCCTTTTGCCGCAGCGGATCTTATCGGCGCCGGTGTCCAGAAGATCGCTGGCGATCCCTTCTGTCGCATGGTTTTTGACTAAGACCTCGAAGGCCGGCAGTGACCCGCCGGAAACGTTCGCTATCCCCTCGGGACCGCGCCGGCTGATAACGGCCATGATGCCGCGAGATGCGCCCGAGCCGGGCAGATATGTCACCCGCTCGGCGCCGGGCAGCTTGAAGAACGTATCGGCCGCGGCCTTTAATGTGGCGTCAAATACAGTCATTTGCTCCGCTCAATCGCCGCGGGGGCTATAGGACATCAATCAGCATCAGCTGGGCGAAATAGGCGTCGAAGATCTTCTCATCGACGCTGTGCTCGACACAGATAACATCCGATTTCGTCTGATTCTCGCGGTACATCCAGACGTACTCGATGTCCGAAATGTACTCTTCCCAGAGGATCGTGCGGCCCAACTGAGGCTCGGTCAAAGGCAGGCCCTCTTCGCCTAATACGGCGAGCAGGGCGTAGTCATCCGGCCATATCTCGCCGCCCGAGAAATCCTGGCCCTCGTCGGCGGTGTTATAGACGGCCTGGCCGACGATCAGGTTCCGGATGCCGAAAATCGCGGCCATTTGCGCTCGCAGCATGGCCTCGGTAAGCACCAAGGCGCCGGGAAACTTGCCGAGCACCTGCGTATTGTTCATCATATTGATGAGCGTCGATTCGCTGATGATCATCGAATCGGCCGGTATGCCGCAGTTGAGGCGGACCTTCTCGCGTCCCGTCTGCACCTGCTTGATAATCCCGCTCGCGGCCACGTCCCAGGGGGCGGCCGAGTTGTCGATGTAGAGATCGCCGCCCGTCCACATGCTCGTGTTAAAGACAAGGTCCTTGATGCGCTTCTCGCGGGCCAGTCTCATTTTGATCTTGATCGCCTGGGTCTTTTCGACCTCGGGGTCGAAATCGTTCGCGTATTTTTCCCTGTCGCGATCGGTGACTGTCCCTTCGAGGCCGTGGTCGACGCATTGGTAGCTCATATCGTCCATGTACAGCTCGATGCGATTGGCGGTTGCTCCGTTCGCCCGCTTGGTCTCGGGGATCGTCAGGTTCCTGCGCTTGGTAACGCTCATCGTGGCCGCCTCTTTGGCTACGCCGAAGGTCGGCAGGATCTCATCGCCGATGAACCGCATCTTCGACGTTGTGTACTCGTGAAAGGCCACACCTAAGTCCATTCGCGGCGTTCCATGTGTTGCTTTCTGAACCATTCGTCTAACTCCCAATTCAACTTGCTATTGGCTATTTACTATTGACTATTCGCCGCTTCCGCCCTTATGTGCTGGAGCTGCTCGAACTCGACGAGCTGCTCGAGCTGCTCGACTGCTGGCGTCCGACGTGGGGCAGTACCTCGATAACGCTGCCGTCCCCGGTGGCCGCATCGAGCGCGGTCCCGATAAGGTTCGTGCCGGTCGATGCGATCTTGCCGTTTGCCGCCGCATAGACCAGGTCCCCTGCGGCGATCGCCCCGCCGGCCGTCATCTTGGATGTGCCGCCGTGCGCATCCAGCCGGACCGAAACGTTCGTACTGATCGCCACGCCTTCCTGCGTCACGCCGATCCCGTTGTCGGCCGCATCGGCGAGAAACACCGTCCGACCGTTCGAGGTCTTGACGCGAAGGAATACGGCAATCGCCTCGCCCGATGTGAACGTCCTTGGGCTGTCTGCCTGTACTACCATGATCTATCCTTTCTCGTAGTGCGTATTGCGTATATCGCTTTTCCTTTACGAGCTGCTGCTCGAACTCGATGAGCTGCTGGAGCTGCTGGAACTCGATGAGCTGCTGGAGCTGCTGGAACTCGATGAGCTGCTGGAGCTGCTCGAAGACGACTGCTGATAACCGGGATGCGGGAGAACCTCGATCACACTGCCGTCGGCCGTGCTCGCATCCAGGGCCGTGCCGACGATGTTCGTGCCGGTCGCTGCGACCTTGCCGTTTGCCGCCGCATACGCCAGATCGCCGGCGGCGATGACGCC